GTCTTGATTATGCGTTCCCAGAATTTGCAGGTTTAGGCGAGCAGCCTATTTTGTTGAAGGAATTGCAGGCGGAGGTAGACAATACTGTTAATCGTGAGTCTGTTTTTGGTTATATTCCTCGTTATGCTGAATATCGTTACCTTCCAGATCAATGCGCCGGTTCTTTTCGGGATACTCTTTCGTATTGGTTGGCCAATCGTCGTTTTACTGATCCAAGTGTTCCCCCTGTTCTTAATCAGGAATTTGTAGAATGCAATCCTTCGACTGATATTTTTGCAATCACTGATCCTGATGTTGATCATTTAGTTGTTCAGATTATCAACAAGATCTCTGCGCAGCGTAAACTCCCGCGTTATGGTATCCCTTCCACACTTTAGGCACCGTTACTACGCTTTTTTGCGGCGTAAACGTTTTACTTATTTTGATGAGTTTAATTGTTCATTTTATCGTCCTTTTTGGTGATGGCTTGTCTTTCTCCTTTTTACGGGCAGGTAAAAGGTAGTTGGGTTCCTTTTCCTTGTGGTAGATGCCCTCCGTGTAAAAAACGGAGGGTTGATACTTGGGTATTTCGTCTTATGCAGGAGTATAAGCGATCTACATCTGCTCATTTTGTTACTCTTACTTACGATTCCGATCATGTTCCAATTTCTCCAAATGGTTTTCTGACTCTTGATAAGTTGGCATTCCCTTTGTATATGAAGCGGTTAAGGAAACTTTCTCCTGATTTTAGTCTTAAGTATTATGCCTGTGGTGAGTATGGCGGTAACCATTTTCGTCCTCATTATCATGCTATAATCTTTAACTGTCCGTCCGATGGTTTTTTCTTTGATGCTTGGAAACTTCAATCTGTTCACTTTGGAACTGTTCATGTTGGGCAATGTACCAGTGATTCGGTTGCGTATTGCATGAAATATATTGACAAGCCGGGTCGCATTCCTTGTCATGCTCGTGATGACCGTGTTCCCGAATTTTCTTTGATGTCCAAGGGTCTTGGTTCTAATTATGTTACTCCCGCTATTGTGAAATATCATAATGCTGATATTTCTCGTATGGGTATTACTAAAGAGGATGGCCATGTTATTGCAATGCCTCGTTACTATCGTTTTCGCATTTTTGATGAAGATGTTAGGGCTGAACAGCCCTCTATCATTGATCTTGCTATTGGTAGGCGTAATTCGGAAGATTATGCTCGTTATTTGTCTCTCTATCGGGATTCTCCCGACTTCACTTGGGATCAATATGTTCAAGCCAAACGGCTTGGTATTGTTGAGGCCTTTTATCTTAACCAGTCTAAACGTGATTTAACATGAGAAATGCTTCTAATTTTGTTGCTTCTCCGGGTGAAAAGTTCACCCTTCCTTCCATGACTGTTCCTGATCAAACTGTTGATCTCCGTGAGATGCTTAATAGGCATCTTAACGGTGGTGCTGTCAAGCAGTATGTTCCAATTTATCAGCCCCCTGATTCTATTGTTCCAGCTCAATATGAGCTAATGTCTAAGGTGGAGCGTTCGCAGCTACTCAAGGATACTTCGGATTTTATTGCTACTACTCGTGGGCGTATTCAAACTGCCCGTGATGCTGCTACACGTGCTGAACATGAGCGTATTATTGCTCAACGGGCTTCGGATCTTCTCTCGAAGCAAGCCGAAGGCAGCGCTAGCAGCACGTAGTCGCGGGTTGCTCCTATTAGCGCGACCTAACTCGGTCTTCAAAGCAGCTCCGTAGGGTGTTTATTCTGCTGTTTATTCGTCTAAGGCAGGCAGGCGTGAGCCTGCCTGCCGTTTTCGCCCCCCCGGTTTCGGGGGGTGCGTTCGTCCGTTAGGACGTTCTTATTCGACTTTAGTCGATTTTGCCATAATTCTCTTGATGTATTATGGCTAATTGACACTCCGTATTTCATTTTTACGTTACTGTTGTGGTGTTAAGGAGCAAGCGTAGCGGCGCGACGTACTTAACTTAAGTTTAGTTCTTTGAAATATCGGTTTGTTTAGTGTCATTTTACACACCGTTAAGGTGTGTACTGTGTGTGCTTAGATTCTCTAAGCCTACTCTTGTATTTCCTTCACCAACTAGTTGGTGATTGTAGTTATCTTCTCTCCTTCTCTGGTGCGACACATTGCACCGTTCCATGTTTTAATTCTTTTACTCATGCGTTATTCTCGTTCTAACTCTCGCCGTAGGCGTGGTTCCCGTCGTGGTGGTTCTTATACTGTCCCTCGTGGTGGTATTCGTCTCTAACTTTCTAAATCTTTTATTATGCCTCTTAATGATGCAGCCATTAACACCCTCGGTGGTCAAATCAATCAATTCCCTGGTGGAATTCAGTCGTTTCAAGGTCTTTCTTCGGATCTTGTTAACTTTCAAATGGCAGAGCGTAATTACAAACGTAATCGCGCTGATACACTTGCTGACTGGGATCGTCAGAATGCGTATAATACCCCCGCTGCTCAAATGCAGCGTTTTCGTGATGCGGGTATTAATCCTAATCTTGTTGTTGGCAGTGGTGGTCCCGGCAATTCAACCCCTGTTAATACTCCTGATGCTAGTGCTTTCCAGACTGATAAGTCTTCTTCTCGTAATCCTCCCGTAGATCTTTTGGCTACCCAATTGGCTCAGGCTGATCTCAAGATAAAGGCTGCTCAGGCTAACAATCTTAATATTCAATCCGATGTAATTCGGGAGGACTTTAACCTTCGTAAGTTTCAGGCCGAACGGGCTGGTTTTGATCTTGGTATTGAAAAGCAGTTTTCTGCGGATCATCGTCGGGAAGCTGTCCGGCAACTTCGTACATCAACTGATCTTTCTATAAGTGAGGATGCTCGGCGTGCTTCTTTGAATTCTTCTAATCTTAAAGAGGGTTTAGAGCGTATGTTAAATATGCAGCAGCAGCGTTCTAATATGGTTCTTGATCGTTCAAAGACTTATTCAGATATTCGGCGTAATAATGCCGAAACTGATCGAGCTCGTAAACATATCGAGCTCATGGATAAAGATGGTACTCTCCGTTCTATTGAAATCGAGCTTCGTAATCAGGGTGTAAATCCTAATGATCCCGGATGGCAGCGTGAATTGATGAAGTTGTACCACAATATTTTTGGTTCCACTCCCGGTGATATTTTCAACTCTAACCGTTAAACTTTTTTAATTATGAAACGCAAAGATAATGTCTTTGATTCTGTCCAACTTTCTCGACCTGATTCTAATACTTTTGACCTCTCTCATGAGAAAAAGTTAACCATGAGTATGGGGAAATTGTATCCTGTTCAAGTCATGGAGACTTTACCCGGTGATAAGATAAACTTAGAGTTTATTAATCTCCTTCGTTTTATGCCTTTGGCTGCTCCGGTCATGCAGAAGTTCCGTGTTCAGACTGACTACTTTTTTGTTCCTAATCGTATTTTGTGGGCTGGTTGGGAAGATTTTATAACTGGTACCTCTGCCGATCTTGCTCCCTTTATTGAAATGGAGGAAAATCTTGATACTGGATCTCTTGGGGATTATTTAGGTATTCCCCCTGTTGATTATAACTTAAGCACCAGTGCTCTTAAGGTTTCGGCTTTGCAGACTGCCGCTTACTTTAAAATTTACGACGACTGGTATCGTGATCAGAATTTAATTAATGAGAAATTTGTGCCGCTTGTTGCTGGTAATAATTCAAGTGCTTATTATCAACTAACTCGACAAGATCCTTTGAGAAAAGCTTGGCGCCATGATTATTTTACTTCGGCACTTCCTACCGCTCAGCAAGGTTCCGATGTTGAGTTATCAACGGGTACTGGTATTGTAAAGTTGAGACAGCCGGCAGATGGAGATGAGGCCGGACTGATTAAAGATGCTGATAATTATAATGCTTTGAGTGGTGATCTTACTTCTCTTGGCGGAGTTTTAAATACGGGCGCCGATACTGGTGGCTCTGTTTATGATCCAAACGGTACTCTTGAGGTTTCTACTACGTCTGGCACTCTTAATAATTTTCGGCAGGCTATTGCCTTGCAAGGTTTTTTGGAGCGTTCTATTCGCGGTGGTATTCGCTATGTTGAGCAATTGATGTCGCATTTTGGTGTTCGTTCTTCTGATGCTCGTTTGCAACGTCCAGAGCACATTGGTCATTTTGTACAAAATATGACTATTTCGGAGGTTCTTGCGACTGCTCAGTCTAACAATGACGGTGTTACTGCTGAAATTTCAGTAGGTTCTATGGCTGGTCATGGTGTTAGTGTTGGTGGTGATCGCTTTACCTATTATGCCGAAGAGCACGGATTTATCTTTGGTATTATGTCTGTTATTCCTGATTCTGGATATCAGGATGGTTTGGCTAAGCAATTCTCACGTTTTGATCGTCTTGATTATGCGTTCCCAGAATTTGCAGGTTTAGGCGAGCAGCCTATTTTGTTGAAGGAATTGCAGGCGGAGGTAGACAATACTGTTAATCGTGAGTCTGTTTTTGGTTATATTCCTCG